TAAAACAGGGCACGCCCTATCCTACGACCACGACCGATGTACATGTGCTGTGTATCGTCGTAGCTGGACCGGAGGATCTTTGGTGAGAGGCTCCGGTCCAGCACCTTTATGTCTTTTTTGCTTTACTGCGGCGCCCGATCGGACGCAGTTCAATTGCTTTGTAATCGAGTCCTTGCTCAATCAATATTCGGATGTCCCGATTCGAATTGAGCATTTGTGAAATCGCGCTTTGAGAAACCCCTAGAAGCAGTGCCAGCTCTGGCTGGGTTTTCCCTTCAGCGAAATTCACAAGCGGTGTACCAATCCCATCAGCCATCCACCTAATCCTCAAATGTGTCCAGCGCCTGAGATATTAGTGATACTTCTTTTTTTGAGCAAGCAAAAAAGACGTAAAGCTGTTTTGAGGAAATAAGCAGAGCTTATAAAGTAGGCCGATGAAGAACGTTACCGATGTCACTCAATCTGAAGCTGCGCGCTTGAAAGCTATCTACCAAGATAGGAAGAAGGCGAACCCCGATCTGAGCCAAGAAAAGCTTGCTGAGGAATGCGGGTGGTCTGGCCAAAGCGTCGTTAGCCAGTATATGAATGGAAAGATCCCACTCAATTTACCCGCGCTGCTCAAGTTTTCTAAGGCGTTAGGATTCAATCCTTTTGACGTAAGCCCTCGGTTAGCTGAAGGCTTTATCGTCATAGATGACGTACATAAGAGCCAATCAGGCTCACTTGCTCTAGACCGCAGCTCTCCGGCACAAGACCCGACTGGTTTAACCGCGATCCCTTTATTCAGAAGCGAAATTAGTCCAATCGAGGTCTGGGACGATGAGGTTCCACTTGGAGCTGATGAGGTTGAGCTGCCGTTCTTTAAGGAAGTCGAGCTATCCGCAGGTAATGGATCTACAGTCATGCTTGAAGAAAACGGAAGAAAGCTGAGGTTTGGTAAGCGCACCCTGCAGCGAAAAAATATCGACCCCGCTTCTGCTGCATGCGTTCCTGTAAGCGGCAATAGCATGGAGCCAGTACTTCCTCATGGAAGCACCGCGGGCGTAAATCTGGCGGATACAAAAATCATTGATGGAAAAATGTACGCTATTGATCATGATGGCCAGCTACGGGTCAAACTGATCTACAGCCTTCCAGGGTTCGGACTTCGACTCCGAAGCTACAACACTGAGGAGTACCCTGATGAGCGATACGATGGGTCTTACGTTAGAGATCACATTCGGATCATAGGTAAGGTGTGGTGGTACTCAGTTCTGTTGTGAAGTCCCCGAAAGAAAAAGCCGCTGCTCTCTGCAGCGGTTTTTTTTGCCTGGAAAATAAATTTATAAGCATTACTGTTGACTAATTATATCAGTATCACTAATTTATGGCTCACCCCTCTCACCAAGAGAACGAGTCATGACATCGACACAGCACAGCCATATCCGCTGCCGGATATACATCCATCCGTCAGCCTCTACTAACCCAGCATCAGTGGATGCTATTCAACGTCGCACCGGCCGACTGGCGATCATTACCACTCCAGGGCGTATCGAACTCACTCCGCAGATTGCTGATACCTCCTCCCCATTCGGAGGTGCTGCAGCATGAAAAAGTTACTGATTGGATTGGCAGGCCGCGCACGCACGGGCAAAACAACCGCAGCCAAGCACTTGGTCTGCACGCACAACCTCCAGACCTACGCATTCGCAGACCCGCTGCGTGAAGGCCTGACAACCATCCTCAACCTTAGCCCACGTGACTTTGAGGACGAGCACAAAGAACAGCCAATCGCCTGGCTAGGACGCTCCGCACGCGAACTGATGCAGTCGATGGGCACCGAGTGGGGCCGTAATCAGGTGCACCCAGAACTGTGGCTGCTTCTGGCCGAGCAAAATCTTGGATTCCTCGAGCAAACCAACACAGCAGCCTCCGGCTTTGTGATTAGCGATCTTCGTTTCGAAAACGAAGCGGCTTTCGTTCGGGAGAAAGGCGGCCTGGTCATTCATTTGCTACGCGAAAGCGCACCCGATGTGAACCCACATATCAGCGAAACCGGGATAGCCATACACGACAACGATTTCGTGGTGCACAACGACGAAACGATTGAGCAGATGACCGGCCAACTGGACGAGATCTTCAATGCTCTTTGCGCTCGCGCAGCGGCTTAAGGAGCAGTCACATGAACCGAACCCTGGATGCTACTGCCGCCCTACTTGGCTTGAAACCACGCGCCTTCCGCAGTCGCTTACGTGAGCTTGGCATTTTGACCCAGAACGGTGAACTGGCCAGCAAGCACCGAGACCAGGGTTATCTGTATGTAGACACGCGCAGTCGCTGGAACGCGAACATCAACACCTTCAGCTATTACGCGGTTGTGATGGTGAAAGAGCCCGGCGTGAGTTGGTTAAGCAAGCAACTGGGCATCACCGTGACCCCTGCTAAAAAGGACGCCGCCGCATGAAACAGAACGCCATCACGCAAGCGATCGGCGCCTTGAAACTGGTCCCGATTTTCGTCAACAACCCGGCCATCGTCAGTCGCGCCACTATGATGGGGGCATCAGCAGAGGCTGTTGCTCTGCTTGAGGCACTTCCCGCGGCATCTGCTGAGCTGATCGAGGTGTTTCGTTGCGTAAATGCAGTAATCAGTGACGGGCAGACTGCTTACGTCACCCCTACCCGCTGCCCTGAATACCCATACGGCGCTGTAATTGCCGACAGCGAGGGGCACATTTGTGCCGCGGCGATGGGGAAGACCAAAGAAGGCTTGACCGAGTTAATCCGCCTCAAGTTGCTGCCCCCACAGGATGGGTACGGGGAGGATCCAGCGTGAGCGACACACTCGATCAACTGCGCAAGGAGTTCGCCACACCTTGCCCCAGTCTGACGGCGGTTCGCGAACGCTACTTCGCACACATCAGGACTGATCGCTACCTGCTCAGCGAAATCAAAGCCGGACGCATCGCACTGAAAGTAACGCGACTACACCGCTCAAGCCGAGCAAAGCCAGTGGTGTATTTGCACATGTTGGCGGCCTATCTAGATGCACAGGCACCTAGCCAAGCCGCCAAAGTCCCCCTTGATATCCACGGGCCTACAAAAACCAACGCAATGAGGCACAGCACATGAGCAAGTCACGTCCATTCATTGACACCCTGCGCGACATCGAAGCCGGCGGCCTGCTGGATGAGCTTAGCGAGACCCAGCACAGCCTGATCGACGCCATTCGTTTAACAGGCAAAGGAGGCGAGCTGACGATCAAGCTCGCCTACAAGCCTGATGGCAGCGGCCAGATGACTATCAAAGCGGACGTAAAAGCCAAAGAACCGGCCCTTTCGCGTGGCACGTCTTTGTTTTTCCTAACCCCCGAAGGCAACCTCACCCGTCGTGATCCACGCCAACAGGACCTTCCACTTCGGACGGTGAACGATGACAAGCCCGAAGTACTGCGACAAGTCAGCCAGTAAACACCTCTCACCACTTGCACTAGCCACTGGAGCACATCCAATGCAACAAGCCCTACAACAGCTGTTCACTCTGGCCCAAGCCCTTGGCAAACCTGTCGACCACCCAGGACTGGCAGCGCCGATTGCGCTGGTACCGCACGGTGTATCGCTCGAGAACCTGGAGCACCTGCTACCTGCCCCCACCCGCACCAAGCAAAAGCTCACCGTTCTGGATGCTGAATCGCTCATTGAGTACGTGAATCGCTTCGCCACTTCTGCCACTGCAGTCTTCTGTAACGGTCCAGAAGGTCGAACCTTCTCAGCGGTTATCGATTACCACCAACCAGAAAGCCCTGCATGGCGCGAACACGTTGCGACCTATCGTTGCCCGACCACTGTTGAGTGGGGACGCTGGAAGGAAAACGACCGCAAGCGAATGGACCAAGCGACCTTTGCCGAATTCATCGAAGAGAACGTGTGGGACATAACTCAGCCTGCCAACGAACAAAACGCCCCCGGTGCAGCTGACATGCTGGAAATCAGTCGCACCCTCGAAGCCAAGAAAAATATTAGCTTCCGCCAAGGCACTCGTCTCGACAATGGCCAAGTGCAACTGACCTATAACGAAGAGATCGACGGCCGTGCAGGCGAAGCTGGGCAGTTGCGCATTCCGGAGCAGTTCTTCATTGGCGTGAAACCTTTTCTTGGCGGCGATGCGTTCTGCGTTCCAGCACGCTTCCGTTATCGCATCCAGGACGGCCGCCTGATGATGTGGTTCGAGCTGGTACGCCCGGACAAAGTGCTTGAAGAAGCCTACAACGCTGTGCGAGACAAAATCCAAACTGCCATCAATGAAGTGCCGTTGTACGAAGCCACTTTGTAAGTAGCCCCCCCAGCAATACTCTGCCGCTGGCCCCTCACCAATGATCCCGGCGGCAGTTTTAAATAGGTACACAGCATATGCACGCACAGCACGCGCTCGCGAATAATCCGTGGCAACAAAGCCAGTATTTTAGGAGAGCTGGATGATGGAACTTCAGAGTGAAACACTAACTGACGAAGAGCTAGCCACCATCACGGGCTACCAAATCCCTTCAAAACATATCCAGTGGCTGACCAACAACCACTGGGAGTTTGTCCTGACTGGTGCGCGTCGCCCAATTGTAGGCAGGGTATATGCCCGAATGAAGCTGGCGGGTGTTCAACCTTTCGCTGTCAATGCGGTGGCAGAAGCGTGGACGCTAGACTTGTCGAAGGTAAGCTAATCCATGCGCCAAAGAAGTTCTGCCAACCGAGATCTTCCGCCGCGGATGATACGTCGTATACGGAAGGGTACGACCGGAAAGACCTGGGTATCTTATTACTACAACGGAAGGGATGCCGCCGGTAAACGGAAAGAAATACCGCTAGGTACAGATCTCGATCAGGCCAAAGTGGAATGGGCGCGGCTAGAGTGTAAAGTGCCACCTAAACCCAACCATCTCATGGCCTACGTGTTTGATCGGTACGAAAAAGAGATCATTCCCGGTAAGGCAATCCGCACCCAGTCCGACAACTACAAGGAACTCAAACAGCTTAGAAAAGTATTTGAGAAGGCCCCCATTGAATCGATTACGCCCCAGGTTGTAGCCCAATACCGTGATGCCAGAACAGCTAAGGTCAGGGCAAACCGGGAAATCGCCCTACTCTCCCACGCGTTTACAATCGCGCGAGAATGGGGCCTGACAGACAAAGCAAACCCTTGCTTTGGCGTTCGCCGAAACAAAGAGAAACCGCGGGACTATTACGCAGGTGAAATAGTATGGAACGCGGTTTACTCTGAGGCAGTACAAGAACTCAAGGATGCGATGGACCTGGCATACCTTACTGGGCAGCGTCCTGCGGATGTGCTCAAGATTGCAGCGACCGACTTGAACAACGGTTTTTTGCTAATTGGCCAGGGCAAAACTGAAAAGCGCCTGCGTCTTCGGTTGGAGGATGCAGGTATCCAATCGGGATTAAGTACCTTTATCAATGACTTGCTGGAGCGTAGAGCTCTCAAAGAAGTTAAAACGTCGACGCTTATTACGAACTCATCCGGGCTGCGTATGAGCCAGCAGATGCTGCGTAACCGGTGGGACGATGCTCGGGAGAAAGCAGCAATCAAAGCTGCTACACATGGTGATCCAGCACTTGCAGCCAGCATTCGGCAGTTTCAGTTCAAAGATATCCGACCCAAAGCAGCCAGTGAAATCGAGCTTACGCACGCAAGTCGCTTGCTGGGGCACTCTACTGAGGAGATCACCAAGAAGGTTTACCGCCGGGTTGGCGAGATTGTTAAACCTACAAAATGAAACACAAGCCGCCAAAAAATAATTGCCTGCTAACAGTAAAATAGAACCTCAACTCCAGGGTAACTACAAACTGGAGCCAGCCAGTCGAAGCAAGCATCTGTGATCACCTGATAAAACACTTCAGTGCAAACGAAACCTGCCTTTGCCTGCGGCTCCGTCAACCATATGGAGCCGAATAATGAGCTGTAAAAAAACACGAAATCTTAGTCGCTTAGCACACTTTTCCAACAATTGAAATAAAAAAAACAAGATAAAGACGAGTGGACACTAAAAAACCTAATTCCAAGCTCAGCCCACTCCAGAATTGGAACTCATCATTGACGCATCATTGATGCATGTTGCAAATGAGTCTATAGTTAGCTCAACATAGGAGAAACTGTATGTCCATAGATCTGGAAAAAGAACTCACTCTCATCGATGGCGCACTAAATGCTACCTCAGTGTCTATCGTCGCTGACAAATTAGAAGTAGCACTCTCTTCTGGAAACAGAAACGATTTAGCCAAGCTATCAGAACAAATTGATACCCTATATAAGTTTATGTTCAGAAACTCCCCAGATGCACGCTCTATTTTAATGCAGTTTGATGCATCCCCTATACCCCAAAGAATTCTTTATTCATTGGGACAGCTAAGCTTTGCATCAAAACTAGCTGGGCAAGTATTACACAAGAGAGAAAGCGAACAGTTTTCCAGCTTATTAGATATTCATTCAAAGTACATAGATATATTAATAAATATGGATTGCTCAGGCGTTGAGCTCGCAGAGAGATTAAAATTAACTCCTGAGACAATTAGCCGAAACCTCAAAAAACTTCGAGATGCTGGCATTGCAGATTTTCGAAGAGAGGGTACTGTGCTAATAAACTTTCTAACACCGGCGGCCAGGGCTGCGCTCGGCTGCTACAACATGTCACAAAAGGTTTCAACAGTTAAAACAGTTTCTTTAAATTCTTTAACAGGACATTTAAAGCCTGAGATGCGTGGCTTAGCCATTCTAGGCGCGAGGGTAGCCGGGTGACAACTCAAGAAAGCGGAAAGATCATTACGTTCTACTCATACAAAGGTGGAGTAGGTCGTACAATGGCTCTTGCTAACGCTGCATTTTTGGCAGCATCCAATGGTTATCGTGTCCTTGTGATGGACTGGGACCTTGAAGCTCCTGGCCTAGCATACTACTTTCGAGGATTACTAGATGGTACTGCTGCTAGGGAAATGAAGGACGCTCCTGGCGTACTTGATTTTCTATGGGAGTGGAGCAGCAGTATTGCTGCGCTAGCCGATGAAGACAACGTAGAAACTTTTATTGAAGGTTTTTTTAAATCCAATCCTTTCGAAAGATGTGTCAATTCTCTAGCGGATCCTGAACTGACACCAATGCTCAACAAGCTAGACTACATCGGAAGCGGTGCACGCACTATTAATTCAGCAGACTCAAAAAGTTATGAAGAGGCACTAGCAGCTTTTTCCTGGCAAGACTTCTTTAATGAAAGAGCTGGCGGCTACCTCCTCGAGCGCTTGAAGGAGTGGGCAAGAGAAAATTATGATTTTGTATTCATAGATAGCAGAACTGGATTTGCAGATGTGTCGGGCATATGCACAATGCAGCTACCAGACATAGTCGCACTATGCTTTGTTTTGAACCGACAGAACATTGATGGTGTCGCACGAGTATCGGCATCTATACGCGAGCAATTAAAAGATACAGTTAAAATACGGGCTATTCCTATGCGAGTAGCCAGGATAGATACTTCTGAAGAAAGCGATGCTAGAGCACGAGCAATCTCAGATCTTACCCGTATCGGACAGTTCTCCTCGGCCGAAATCGCTGACGACTTCAAAACACTACAAATTGTTTCAGACGAAAATATTCCATTCTACGAAACTCTTGCCCCACTAATCATGGAAGATCCGGCACTTCACCCCCTGTCTCTTGGTTATTTACGCATGACAAACAGCTTGTTAGGGGCCGAACTAAAAATTCCAGTTTTTAACCCTGAACTCGTAGAGCTGGCTCGCCGACGCCTTATGCCGAAACAAGCAACACTAGAATACATCAAGAAGCTTGGAGGATTTGAGCCCGAACGAGCTCTAGATGAATTGCGCAATCTTATTGAGGGAGCGCTTGAAACACAGTACGAGATAGGCGAGATAGCGTTTGAGTACGTCAAGGCCCTAATTGACGCTGTAGACAATGTGAACGATTTTACTGAGCCAGAGATACCAATGCTGGTCAGGTCACGTAGCGTAGAATTGGTTAGAGTACTTTACGCAGCAGACCACCAAAAATGGCGCACCCTATTTCAACAAATACTCGAATCGATGGTTGAGACATTTTGGTTCATGCATCCAGTAGATCTCCAATTAAGTTTTCTTGAGGAGCTAGATGGAGTTCTTGCAGAGTCATCGACAGTCGCAAATTCGATTAAAAGAATAAACTATAAGCGCAAGGCAGTTCTAGTTGCTGTCCAGCAAAACGCTGATTCGGATGGCGTGGAACAAGTGCTGGCTGAAATATCTTACTTAATTGAAGGGATTACTAACAACTACCAAAACCTGGCAGTTGATCAACTCGAGTATCTAGCCGCTTCAAGAGCGGACGTTGAGTACGCACGAGGGACATACTGCACCACTATAAATGAAGAACGCTCTTATCTTTTTCGCAAGGCGCTTTCAATCTTAAATGATTTTGACGGAGCGCTTAGTAGCGAATCCCGAACTCTTGCTTACATACTAAACATACGAGTTGCTGAAACCTTAGGCACCGAGCATAGCCACGAGGCGCTAAGTAATTTGCGCGATGCCCTCAAGCTCTGGCCCGGAGGCTTTTTAGGGATCAGACATTTCCCTAGAATTTCCAAACTCGTTGTTAATTTAAAAGGGCATGCCAAGGCAGAGATTGCACATTCGCTCTTGTCCGTGGCTCTTTTATCCCCAAGTGATCGAACCATTCTGGCAAATGCTTTCGGCCGCTCCACTCATGGAGTCCTGCTAGTTCTAGAAAGCATAACAAATATATTAATATGTATTGACCCTAAAATGGATACAGGGAAAGCAGTAGGCGACGCTGCCGAGGCTATTGACACAATATGCCGAAACTTTTTGCGACGCAGAGACACTTTAAAAAATGATGATATTGATAAAATAAAGACCCCAATCTTTGAAGCCGTAACCTCCCTTGAAAAACTAGGAGTTGATGTATTTAGCTACCCAAACTTACTTAGAGCAAGGAGCTTCTTCGCATGACAAAACCCATGAAGAAGACCGAAGCAGAATTGCTTTTTAAGGCCCTAAGCAGTTCTGATGATGTAGGCTATGCGTTCGTATCTTGCTGGCGGACGGCTTGTAAATGGCTGCCATCAGAACTTACAAACTCAGATACGCACAACCTTATTCGATGCGAGGAACTTTCAACATCGCTCGAACAAGATAAAACCAACTTTGTTGGAGTTCTGAAATCTCTTCTAAGCCTGCCTTTAGATGACCCTAATCATCGCGGCGTGATCTTAGATGCAATGAAAGTGCTAGATAATTTTTTTCTACGCATTCATCCAAGGTCGCTCGTCCTTTCTCCAGCAATAAGAGGAAAGGTTCATCTACCAGCCTGGCTAATACAATTTCGCCAAGATAGACTCTCAAAGGGTAAGTACTGGTCAGATGAAACATCATACTTAGTACCTAGAGGACCTCTATGCCGCAAAAACAGAGGTGAATTCGACTCATCAGGTGAATCGTTACTTGATAGATTTTCTGCCCTCTCAGTGGTTCCTCGCGTAGTTAAAATTAATGACACACCATTTCAGATTGAATTAAAAGTCATCTCACCAGGAGTTGATTCCGGAGTAAGTGTAGTTTCAGAGGCAGGCCAAGAAAAATTCGCAGCAATACCTGTAGGCAAAGATAAAGAGCACATAATTTTTGAAGAACGTTATGCCTATGGAAGTAACCGAGCTAGATACTCAGCATCACCAAACTACGATGTCGTAGAAGCAGTTATTGAAGTACTACAGCACTGCCAAGGAATTGACATAGCGGTCGCCTCTGAATTTCTAGTACATGAAGAGCATGCAGATGAAATATGCTCAAGACTCCACGAAGTTGATGCTGCGCCAAATATTTTTGTAGCAGGCTCTGGAAATACAATTAATCAACATGAAGGTCAATCTTGGAACGAATCACGTGTAGTCAATTCTCTTGGTATCGAGCTATGGAGACAGCGAAAACTCTGGCCCTCCGGGATTGGTAAATTAGCAGCAACTACATATGGAATGACCGATCCAGGATCGGCTGTCGTTAAAGAAGATAATACTTCAGGCTCAATGCTAGTCGTTGTAGATTTAGATGGTGTTGGGAGATGCGTGGTTTTGATTTGCCAAGACCTACAAGCAATGCCTATGGCTGAAGATATTGTTACCCACTATCAGCCTGACTGGGTTTTTACGCCCATTCTCGATACTGGAGTATCAGTTGGGCGATGGGGGCACCAACGAGCCTTCGCGCTCTCAAATAGGTCCCAAGCAAAATTTGCAATAGTTTCGAGCCTATCTTTAAGCAAGTTTTGGCCAGAGAAAAACGATGATCATTGCGCAATGCTGGTTGGGCCTTTAGAACCTTTAGATAAACACACCCCAAAACGAACTTACGCACTTCTTAAATGCGATAACGAATACGATCCTGGCTGGTCAATAATTCAGTGGGGGTCAAAGGACCCTCGCTGGTGCGCAAGCAACTTAAGATAACTAGCCTATACTCATAGCCTCATCGATTCTAGGGCTTTCACATTTCCCCTAATATCCAAGCGCCTAAAATAGACGAAACATGGGTGGTTTACACCACCCCTCTGACAAGCGACCTCGCTTCCGCGCTGAAAAGAAGCCGATTGCGGAAGTGATCCTAAAAGTTGCGGAAGTGATCGTGAAATCGCAGGCATAAAAAAAACCCGCAGACCTTGATCTGCGGGGCTTTCGAATGTGGAGGCCGAAGCCGGAATCGAACCGGCGTGGGCGGATTTGCAATCCGATATGAAAATTCAAGCGGGCCGTGGCTTGCAGCGATAATCCTTTCCTAAACTCTGGCAGAATGAATGCTCTGCAGACCGCGTAGAATAAGACCTCTATCGTTTGTTTAGGAACTGTTTTTCAGCCCTTCCCCCGTGCTCATCGCACAGATTTACACTAGGCAGCGCAACGCAAAATAAGTCCCGCCCACCCCCCAAGAAAGGAGTTACAAGTGCCAGAATCAAAGCAGGATATTGAGGATTACAACCTCCTGGTAGACGAACACAACGCGTCTCAAGAGCGGATCACCCAGCGTGCTCAGGACATAGTAAAAATGTTTTTTGTCGTCAGTGGTGGGGCGCTTGCAGTTTGTGCTGGATTCTTCTCAGCGGGTGTTGTGCTACCGCCAGAGGCGGTAAGCCCAGTTCGTGGAGCATGGGTAAGCCTGACCTCGGCGATGATACTGATCGGACTGACATTATTGCTTATGCTCGGGAGAGACTTTAGGTTCGGCCAGCTCAACAGTCTGCAGATCAACTCTCGCAAGCAATCACCCGAGACTTCTGATTGGTGGGACATATGGATCTGGGGGACGGGGTTGTTCGGGTTTTTATTTTTTTGCACCGGTATGTGCTTTTTTACGTATGCAGCGTGGATTTATGTCGCACCTACACTGGCTCCATAAAGCACTGGGTGAGTGCCATACAACATCTCATGCGACTCTAAAACCTGATAAGCATTTGATCTATTGAGAGATTTCAGGATGGCACTCTAGCACCCCATGCCCGCAATGGCATTGCAAACCCTTTAAACATGGCCGCTATCTCTGGCGCTCGCTGCAATCGAATAGCCATAGATACACATAGGTGCGTGAGAGAGTCACGCAAAAGTCACGCAGCCTATTCCCTCTCCCCGGCGTCCTGCCGACCGAACACAATCCCCATCACAGCAATGACCAATCAACACGCCGCTGGTAATCTCTGCGCCACGTTCGCCACTCATTAAGGGATGGAGGCGAAAATAGAAGCCTTGGAGTCGCGAACCTCCGGGGCTTTGCTTTTTGGTTACTCAGCCAGCACATACGCGGCCATTGAAAAAGCCGCCACCCAAAGAGCAATCATAAGCACTGACATCCAAATAAATGCGTAATCCATTGCTGCTCCTTGTGTAAGGCTCTACATCAATGCTTTCACGTTAGCTGACCATAGCCTTTACGCAATAAAATAGTCGTCAAGCTATATCACCAGCACACCTCCCTCACATGCTCCTGCAGCCCCTTCAAGGCTGCCCGGTCCTTGATGATCCCTGCCCTGATATCAAAAACAGTTCGTCCAGAAGCTCCAGCGAGTTCGATTGTTCCGTCATCATCCAGGCGGGCGGAGCTGGTGGCATCGGGCAGATTGCCGCTACCGGCACTACAACGCCCTGCGATGCGCAGCCGCCGATCACCAGCAGCAACATCAGCGCGCAGCCTTTCATTCTCAGCAAGTGCATTCGTTTTCTCCTTGGTTGCTTTGGCGTCGAGTTCGGCCAGGGCCTTTTGCGTGGCCTGCTGTTTCTCCAGCGCCTGGCGCGCCTGAGCGGTTGCAGCGTTGGAAATGGAAGTTAGGTCGGCTTGATGTGATGCGCTCAGGTCGGCCAGTCGTTTTCCGAAGCGCCATGCGTCCACTTTCCATGTGGAAAAACAAGCAATGGACAGCAGCAACGCAAGGCCCAGCAAGCGGCCCGGGCTCACGCCAACACCTCCAGTGCCCGGGCGTACAGCGCCTGACGATCCGCAGCGCCGTTCTGGCCACCGTTGATGCGTCGGGTGATCGTGTCGAACTTACCCGCATCGGCCAGCGTGTTCAGCCCCCTGCTCGCCCAGAACCATGCCGCTGACATGCAGGCATGATGTGGCTTCTCCAGCAGCTCTGGCTGCTTGATCAAATCGAGACCAAGCGCTTCTCCGCACGCGCTGTAGTTGGTCCGACCGGTGATCTGGATCAGGCCGCGACCCCGGTACTTGGAGCCGTCACCCACAACGGTATTACCCAGGTCTGCCCTGCCCTCGTATTTGGCCTGCGCTTTGGTTGGGCCCCAGATCTCTTTCACGTACTTGAGCTGGCCAGACTCATGCCCGATTTGGGCGATAAATGCCGCCACGCGCTTCAGGCCTACGATCTGGTAGTGGTTCATGGCCGTGTTTATAGCGGAAACAAAAACGCCGGCAGATGGGCCGGCGTTCGGGAGGATCTGCAGCAGCTGCTGCGCGGTGAAGGGCATGGCTTTCTCCGGGCGAAAAAAATCCCGCGCTGGGCGGGTCTGGGATGCATCAACAGCTATCAGTCGAGCCTCTGAAAAGGTCGCTACGCTTCGGGGCTATGCGCTGATGCGTTTTGGCAAGGTCACATCAAGAAAAGCGGCCGAGGTTTTGCGCATAGTCTTTAGCCACCTGAGCATCGGCGTATGCGGCTCGCAAGGTAGAGGTCGGCTGCGAAACCGAGAGGTCTTCCAGCCAGTTGCGGAACACAGTTCCGACCCATTCCTGTACAAACCCGCCCGCGCCAGTGCTATTGCGGCCGATGGAGTTGGTGCGGTTGACATTGACCGGGATGTTGAGCGGACCAACTGCTGCCGCATCTGCGAGATAGGGAGCACCATTCTTATAAAGGCGCACCTTGTGTCCGCCTGAGCCATCCGGCAAATAGGCAATTGCAAGCTGGACAATTTGGCCTACGGCAATTCCTGTCACGTCACCATTACGGGCA